ACTTATACGCGGGCTAAAGTTCAATCCTTATGGTAGGCGACATTTAGTATCTGCATGGAACGTTGCAGAGCTGGACAAAATGGCATTACCGCCGTGCCACTACTCTTTCCAGTGTTTCGTTTCTAAAGACGGATTCCTAGATTTAATGTGGAACCAGCGTTAACTGTGAGCGCCTTATACAAGTAATTGTATTCGAAAAACTATCCTAAACGGGGAAACTCCTAATATACTTAGGACAATCCCGTGCTAAGTTGTAGAAATAAAATATTTTATGGACTTCCATTCAAATTCTAGGTATACTATTTAATAGAGGTACAGAATTTGATGAAAGTAATTTACGCTATAATAAATGAACAAACAGAAAAATTTTACGTAGGGTCTGCTTCTAACTTTAGAGTCAGAATGTTACGACACTTATCAGACTTACGTAACAATAAGCACTGCAACACATACTTGCAAAGGTCTTATAATAAATACGGAGAAGAAAGCTTCCATTTTGAAATCCTAGAAGAAGTCGCCGAAGGGCTTGATTTGTTAGATAGGGAAAGATACTGGATAACTTCTCTTAAACCAGATTACAATATTGGGTCAGTTGGTGGAGGCGACAATCTTACCAATAATCCTAATAGAGAGCAAATAATACAAAAAATAAAAACCACTGTTCTTAACAACATAAAAAATATGTCTGTAGAAGAACGAAAAGAAAAATGGGGGAAGTCAGGACCTAACAACCCCAATTGGAAAGGTGGTATAAGTAAAAAATTGTGTCCTGTGTGTAATAAGGTAGAAATAGCGCCCATAAATAAAACCTGCTCTTCTTGTAGGGACAAGAGAGGAGAAAACAATCCATTTTACGGTAAAAAACACTCCGAAGCTACCAGAAAAAAGATCTCAGAGAAAGCCAAGGGACGTATTCCTAGCAACGCTAGGAAGATATCCGCCGAGGGCAAAGAGTTCCCTTCTTTAGCTGCCATGGCTAGAGAGTACGGTATAACTTCAGGAGCGGCTCATTACAGAGTAAATAGTCCAGCTAAAAAGTGGGAGGATTTTTTCTACATAAATGCCTAACGACTATCTCGAAAGAGAGTAGGTCTTAAGTAAGACCGAAACGGATAGAACCCCTAAGGGGTTGTGATATAGTCTGATCTGCAAGGTAACTTGCAGCCGGTTCAGTACCGGCAAGGGATTAACGACCCCTTGTGAACATAATGTCAGTAGACTTGTTTTTAGGCTTACCGTTTAACATCGCATCCTACGCGTTGCTTTTAAGCGTATTAGCTCAAATATGTGGACTAAAGCCTAGGAATTTAACCTTCGTAGGCGGTGATGTACATATTTATAACAACCACTTAGAGCAGTGTGGTGAGATGATTTCTAGGGTACCTTACGACTTACCTAAGTTAAAGCTACCGGAGTTTGAAACTTTAGATGAATTTTTAGCACTTAGTCCTAGAGACGTTGTTTTAGAGAGGTACGAAAGTCACCCTCCTATCAACGCCCATATGGCAGTTTAATCCAAACCCTACACGCAAGTGTAGGGTTTTTTGTTATATAAATAAAATAATAATTTGAAATTATACTAAATCTGTGTATAATTACTTTTACTTAGAGGAGATACCGATGAATTTACGTGATGTGATAAGCCTGTACAACGGCACAGAAGATGAAATACTAGAACAAGTACAAAACTATAAGGAAATACAAGGTAAGCTCGTATCCTCAGAAGTTGTAACCATGTACTTAATTAAGCACGATTTATACAGCTCGTTTATGAACTCGGACAATCCGTTATGTTTAGCTACAATGAACACTATTTACAGCCTAGGAGAATTCAACTTCATTATGGGTACTGTAAAAGGTGAAATGAATTTACAGATGTTAGACCTACTAATTAGTCAAGGTCTAGCTTCAGAGGAACTTAAAACCGATTTAATTAGTGAAGCAAATTCAGAAGCAATACCTTGGGAAAACGAAACCATATACGATATATGGCAAGTAACCAGAACCCCTTCATGGATACTTCTAGGAACTATCACTAATAACAGAAGATCGGATATAAAAATAAGAGCTCAGCTAACCTACAGCGAGGACGCTCTAACCCGAGGGGTGGGAAGCTTAGATATAAAAATGCTAGGCAGGCTTCCCTCAGGTTCTAGATATACACTTATACCTGATATGTCAACTATTAAAACTTTAGACGTATCAGAACCAACAGTTTTTGTCGATATAACTTTACCATTCGACAGACTAATACAAGAATATGAAGTACAAATCCGCCCAGACTGGGAAGGATTTTTACAAGAAGTACAATACTTAGGTATTGCATTATAGGAGATTTAAATAATGAAGAATACATATTATAAATTCACGGGCGTACTGTGCCCGATTCAACTAGGTAGGAGTAGCTAATGGCATTACTAGCAGGCTTTTCAGCACTACCTATAATAGACGCAGGCGGGTTATCTGGTGGCACGTCCTCACCTGGTAGAGATTTCTTTAACTACTCATTTCCGGTCACCTCTGATGGTACAATAGAGACTCTGACAGTGGAGATGATGGAAGCTGCCGCTGTGGGCGGATTTACATTAAAGCAGTGGAGACTCAATGGTACTACGCTTGAATTTATTGGCTCATCTACACTGCCTGCTTTATCCGTTGGCGTCAATACTGACTCCCCGCTAGATACCCCTTTATCGGTGCTTTCTGGCGATATTATAGGCATTCATTTAGCGCAAAATGACGGGAGAGTTGGCAGGGTTGCTGCTGCGGCTGACTCCATAAAATGGAACGGAGGGTCGGCATCTGATTATGTCACCAATACTGATGAGTCCGTGGTTTCAGATGGGCTTGCTTTTGAGATTGCATTTCAGGCAAATGGCACACCTTCCGGCTCTACCTCGCTAACGATAACAAGCCCAACAGAGCAAGAGCGATACAAGCAACGAAACCTAAGTAATCAGATCTCGTATACTGTATCAGGGTCTATATCTAACTTGCCATCAGGCGCAGTTGTTAGGTATAGCTTGGATGGCGGAGCTTATCAGACGCTAGATGCAAGCCCTTCAACAACTTTTAGTGGTTCTATTACGGTAACTAGCACCCAAACTGTTACTATTGATATGTATGATGGAACTACAAGCTATAACAGTCAGACTATAACACTTCGGGCGGTGGCTTGGATTCTTGGCGATGGGCAATCGAACATGGCTTGCCGTGGATTCAATAACCAATCACTAACGCTAGATACTGGCGCTAAAACTCCGGTAGCCCTTAAAGGCAGCACGTTCGGAATTGCTTCTGACCCTATGGGTATAGACTCTCAAGCGGCCGGTTCGTGGCAAATGGAGTTTTTAAGCTTACTCGCCAATGCTAACAAATCGATTACCTACGGTTTTGTCAACGTAGCCGAGGGCGGCACAAGCGTAAATCGATGGATTAAATCCGCTAGTGACTTGTACCCTAGAATTACCAGCGCGTTTGCATTGACTGGTGGTTTTGAGTACGCAATAACTTTACTCGGTGAAACCGATGCTAGTTTCAGCATGCCTCAAGCCGAAGCTGAAACTAAGTACGGCTCTTTCGTAGATGATAAGAAAGCCGACTTTGGTATTGACACATACTTGGTTAACTTTCCAAAAATAAACTACCCTGGTAATGATGACATAAGGGCGGCTTTCGCATCACTGGTGGCCGGTAACGCAAGTTGCTTTGACGGTGGAGATTTAAGACCTCTCGATATTGCCAATACCGGCGGTGATGGCGTTCACTTACAGACGGATGCACAGTTAAGTGGTGCAGCTAATATTATATATCCAGCGGTATCAGCAGTACCAAACGAACCACCAGTTGCAAGAGCCGGTGCGGACCGATCTGAAACAGCAGGTGGCACAGCCACTCTTGATGGGTCAGGGTCAACAGACGGTGACGGTACTATAGTAAGTTATGCTTGGTCTCAAGTAAGTGGAACAGCGGTTATACTTCAAAATCCTAGCACTAATACTGCTTCGTTTGAAGTACCTTCTAATTCTTCAGTACAGACCTTAGTATTTAGGCTTACTGTTACTGACGACAGAGGCGAGACTCACTCGGATGATATAAATATAACTGTACCAGCAGTTACAGCTACACCTCCTAGTGTTACTATAACTACTGATAATACTAACGTATTATCCGGAAACACAGTAGACCTAGTGGCAACACCAATCCCAGGCAGCTCTAACATTGTTAGTGGTTCTTGGACTCAGGTTAGTGGACCTACGGTTACATTAGCAGGAGCTAATACTGAAACTCTAACTTTCACGGCTCCAGTATCTCCTAACCAAGAGACATTAGAGTTTGAATACAGAGTTACGGATGCAGCTGGTACAGTTGTTACTTCACTAATAACTATTATTGTTGCAGCTGCTCCAGCAGTTAGACCCTTCTTTATCAATAACAAGAGAAACTTCTCTTTCTTTGATTCGGATGGAGCTTGGACTGATAAACTAAGGTTCGAAGAGATAGATAGTTATACACTAACTATTGACCCAGCTTGGATTTCACCAGAGTCTATTATAGATTATAGTGTGACTCCTGAACCAGGACTAGAAGTTATCAGCCACGCAAGACAAGATAATATTATACAAGTATACCTGAAATCTAGTCTAGTAGGTAGATCGAAAATCAGATTTGATTTTGAGACTCCTTCTAGGTCAGACCACGTTTCAGTAGCTGTAGAAGTAGTAAATTAATTAAGGGGCTTCGGCCCCTTTTTTGTTCCAAAAAATCAGTAGACAATATAGCAATATTTGCGTATAATAGTCTCATATTAATTAATAAGGAAACAAAAATGAAATTTGTTATTTACAGTGACCTACATTGTGAGTTTTCCTACTTTGATATGCCTGAACCTGACGACCCTGAAACAGTTCTTATACTACTAGGGGACATATTTGTAGGCGACAGAGTGCTTAGAGAGGGCTATTTACCTAAATGGGCTAGTATGTATAAGCATGTATTCTTCGTACTAGGCAATCATGACTACTACAAAAATAACATAACTTATCTTGTACCTAAGTTACGAACTAAGCTTACTAATACGAATGTAACTATACTAGATAACGATGTTGTTATGTATGAAAACGTACAGCTAGTAGGCGGAACTTTTTGGACTAACTTCAACAACGGAGACCCTATGGCCTCTATGTTGGCTGGTATGCGTATGAATGATTTTAGACAGATACGTATATCTCCTTCGTATAAGAAGTTTTCTCCTAGAGATGCTATAGTTGAGCACTTAAAAATGAAGTCCACTTTAGATAAGGTAGACTTCTCAATACCTACATTAGTGCTTACACACCATGCACCAAGCTCTATTTTTATAGACTTTGATAGATACGGTAGTTCTGCAGATTTAAACTACGCTTACTACACCAATATGGAAAGCTTTATATTGGAGAAGCAACCATTAATGTGGGCCGCGGGGCACACCCATAAGCGTGTCGAAGATTACTTAGGGGATACTCTACTTTATTCTAACCCTAGAGGCTATATAAGCAATACGTTCAACGAAGGTGTTGGCGATTTTCAACTAAACGAAGTTTGGGAAGTTAAGGAGGGCAAATTATGCAAGTTGTAGAATTTTATACAGATGGGTCGTGTTTAAGTAACCCTGGCGTGGG